GCCGAGCCAGCATACGGACCTCCGTTCGCTGTACCCCGCAGACCAGCGATCGTGCTGATTCCCGACTTTCGCAGCGCTCGGCCAGTCGTCGCATTCCACACCTTGCGAACCACCGCAGCATCCGTTGGCAGATTGTAGCGCTGCTGACCGATCACCGTGCTCATCGAGCTGATGCAGCGCGTCTCGTGGAAGGGGAACTTCGTACCGATCTCACGATACGCCTCGTTGATGATCCGAGTCAGCGCGATCTCCGGCACATCAGCGATGTTCGGACTTCCCAGCTTCGTGCGAAGATCGTCTCTCAGTTCGCTCAGCTGTCCCATTCGGTAGCTCCTCCAATTTCGCAAGAGCCGAAGCTCGACTCTGGCGGCTCAGGTAGCTGGCTAAAGTCCGTTGGCGTACCAATAACTGGATTTGCATCGCAAGCGAACAGCGGAGCATAGACGAAATCGAACAGCTCAATTGAAATCGCAGGCGGCTCAAACGCATCCAGCAACAGAACTCCGAACACGTTAAGCTGATTGAACTTGATGTTCAGCGTCCGCTCGAAGTCCTGAGTGAAGCCAACGTGCTTCGTCAGAAACGACTCGACGAACCGCTCCTCGAACACAGGGAAGCCGACAGGCGTCTCAATATAGAGCGGACCCGTCGATCCTTCCCAGTAATCGAGTGTGTAGTTCTCGGGAAGCAGAGCATCAATTGCCGGCGAGTTTGTATTACTATCTGCCGGCAGCCAACCTGCTTCGGGAAGCATTAGTGCCTCGTGTAGCTATGACGGAAGTTCAGCGTGAGCCGCTGAGTATTCAGCTTCGGAACCTTCGTGCTTGTGAAGTAGATCGCCCACTGACGTCCCTGCGTGCTGAGCCACGGTACGATCGTGCCGATGCCTGTCGTGAAGTTGGACGAGCCCGGCTCAGCGATGTATGTCAGGTCACGGTAGAACGTTCCACCTGTGTACGCTGCCTGCGTCGCCGACGAGAAGCTCGACGATGTACCAGTCGACGGAAATGTACTGACTGCTGCCTGAGCGTTCGACTCTACGCCTGCAGGTGGAGTAGCAGTGTAGAGATTGCTCGTACCGAGAATCTGAACCAGAGCCGCCCACGTGTTACTGCCAGACGACTGCGACTGCGCGCGAACTCGAATGTCGTACGAGGTACCCGAAATGTCGATAGTCGTATCGAGATCAGCTGGCGGGTAGAGTCGGACCTCGTATGTGATGCGCAGAATGTCCGCCGACGTCTTGACGAGTGTCGTCGGAACACCGAGCGCATCCTTGATCAGCTGTCGACTGAACATCGTACCGGCAGACGCTGCACTGAACGCGCCAACCTCAGCGAGATTGCCGTTACCTTGTGACTCTGAGAAGCTGCGAGTGCGTCGCCACCACGCGAACCCTACCGCGTCGAAGCCGCTCTCGTCAGCGAATCCACTCACGGTCGTGTTGCTTCGTGGGCTGACAGCTGCAGGCGTGATCAGATCTGTCTGGGCAACGTCCGGTGCGGTACTGCCTGTTCCGACACCGAAGTATGTCGTCATGTCGACAACGCGAAGTGTTGTACCGTTGATCGCGTTCAGGCCAGCGTCGGTGATCAGGTTCTCGAAACGAAGTACTTGTTTGATCAGCTTCGACTTGGCGTCGATCAGCTCGAGCGTGAAGAAGCCGCGAAGAGCTGGACCCTTCGGCAAGAGCTCGATCTCACAGGTGCGCCCGCCCCGGATGATCTCAGGGAATCGCGAGCGTACTACCGGAACCAGGGACGAGGGTAGCATCGAGCGAGTCCTTGTCGTAGGTGGTATACTCAATCACAATCAACAGAAGCGTATTGCCAGCTTGTGGAGTCAGCGCAGCGTCAATCGAATCCTTATCGTACGCGATGTAGGTTATGATCGGCTCGGCTAGGGTCCCAGCGAGCGGAGTCAATGCTGCATCGAGTTCATCTGGATCAATATACGCACTTGTCTCGCTTGTGCCTGCACCAGTTGGGTCGATAACCAACACTGGTAGCACGAGGAAGCTGGCAAGTGGCGTTAGCGACGCATCTAGCTCCTCGAGAAGGTCCTCAGCTACGATCACGATGGTCTCGAGCACGTGATCGCCAAGCGGAACTAGCGAGCCATCCATCGACTCGATCGGCCGAATCGGGTACAGCGCTGATTCGAGTCGACCAAGCTCATATGTATGTGCTGAAGGATTCAGAATCGAGTATATTACTGCGATTCTGTGATCCTTCGTCTTGATTACGTCCTCAAGAAAGTAGTTCTCGCCTTGTACAACAGGCGTTGTGTACTCCTCTGCGTACCGATCTCGCTGTTGCCGAAAGACGACGCCTGGCAACGAGTCGCGGATATAGAAAACGAGAATATCAGCGTTATTCGGGTCGTCAAGATCGTCAAGAAGTGTCCTCGGCGTCCTACCTTCACCAAAAGAGGTGAATACGAAGTCGGCTTCAAAGGGATCGTACCAGTAGAGCCAGATTTCCTTGGCTCCACCATCACCAGTTTCGCGCTCTGCGCAGATAACCATGCGACCTTGCTGTTCAAAAGCAAGGTCAATCTCCAGAATTGGGGCGCCTTCGAAGCTAAACAACAGAATCTCGTCGCCCCAGCCATCCTTCGCGTCGTTCTCGCGACACACGTACACATTCAGGCCATCAACTCGCGCTCGCCAGACCCAGGAAGTTGCTCCCTGGGTCACATCAGCGACTGCTACAGGTCCGAGACTGAACGCGATCAGGTAGTCAAAGGTCAGCGCTCCGGGCCTACGGACGGTCGAGAGACCCTCCGCAATGAAATCTGCCGCCTCGAAGTCAGCCTGAGTCTGTCGCAGACCGAGTAGATAGCCACCGCCGCTCACTGGAAGAGTACCTCGACGGTTGCAGGAACACCATCGTTGTGCTTCTTCACAAACCGGAACTTACGACACCCCGGATGGTGGAAGGGGTGCTCCCCCTTGCCTAGTTCATAGCTTGCAGTTGGAAGACCGCGAAGCTCGTACTCGACAAAGACAAGCGACTCCCCTTCCACCACACTCACTCGAATACCCGCTTCGCAACCCTGCGGTCGCGCCCAGGGGCCTTCGTGCTCCCCCTTGCAGGCCAACATAGCCAGCCGCGCGTTCATAGGTATCCAGATTTGGATCAGTGTGGGACTACGCGGTCACGGTGACGGCCACCGTGTCGGTCTTGCCGTTGCAGGTCGCCGTGATCGTCGCGCTTCCAGCCGCGACACCGGTGACGAGCCCCGAATCGCTCACCGTCGCCTTGGTCACGTCCGAACTCTCGTACTCGACCTCGGCACCTTCGATGGTGAAGCCCTCGGCGTTCTTGGCCACCGCCGTCAGCTGCTGCGTTGCCGCGACAGCGATGCTCGGAGCGGCCGGGGTGACTTCCAGCGTCGCGACCTCCTGATCCGCGACTTCGCCTTCGTGCATCGCAGCATCGACCACGGTCTGCTTGGCGGCACGCTCGCCAGCGACCGTAGTGACCTCAGCGATGTGCGGCGGCGTCTCGGCAGCCTCCAGGGCGACTCGCTCCGCCTTGGTCATGCCGACCATCCGCTGCGCGTCCCGGTAGAGCTGCTGATCCACCCGGACGTTGTTGGGTCCGACCACCTCCGGCGACACCACCGGAGGCGAGATCATCCCCTCGAGGTAGTCCTGGGGGAGCGGCATCGGCTCACTCGCCCCGCGAGCCGTAGATGCCGCGCCAGTCGCCGAAGCCCGAGCCGTTACGGCGCGTCCCCTTGAACTCGGCGTCGCCGGTGCGGAAGTCGTCCGTCGAGCTGACCGTGAACGCACGGCGCTCGAAGTAGTTGATGTCCGCGTTGCTGGCGACGAGGAACCAGGCGTCGTCGTCCACCAGGTAGTGCGAGAGGTGCGGCGTGATCCCCTCGCGCGTGAGCTGGTTCGTGTCGTTCAGGTTCGTCCCCGGCAGCTGCGTCGACTTCAGCAGCTGGTTCGCCAGGAAGTAGTTCCCGATGCCGTGGATGAGCGTCTTCGGCTGGTAGACGGCCGGGATGCCCGACTCGTCTGTCAGCGAGTGGAAGTGCTCGATCGCCGCCTGGAGGGCCGGCAGCGACAGGTCCGTGTCCGTGAGCGGACCGTTGCGGATCTGACCACCGCGGACGAGGTTGTGCACGCCGATCAGCGGCTCGCCGGCGTTGAAGCCGACGTACGCGCTGTCGAAGGCGTTGTTGAACGGAGCGTGCATGACGATCTCCTGGTTGTTCCGGGCCGAGCGTCCCAGCGCGCGGGACATCTTGTTGCCCATGATCCCGTAGAGATCGTCCTCCATCATCTCCTGCGTGATGCGGAAGCCGAGGGCGTACGTCGTCCAGACGTAGCGCTTCGGCAGACCCGGCCGGATGTCCTCGTAGGGCACCGGGCCACCCTCGACCTTCTCGCGCAGCGTGCCGAAGCCCGCCAGCTTGTAGTCCTCCTCGTACGCGCGCTTCGAGGTGTTGAAGTTGACGAGGCTCCGGCCCTCGATGGGCCGCTCCTTGTACGACTCGAAGATGACCTTGCGGAAGCCGGGCGCCAGCAGGTGGCTGAATGCGCCGCGAAGCATCACCATTGTTCTGCTCCTTGCTCAGGTAGAAGTGATGTGGACGCGATCAGCTGGCGAGACCGCCGGACGGAGCCAGCGCGGCAGCGATCGGCGTGCAGTACCAGCGGCCCTCGGGGACGTCGAGGCGCACGACGCGCCAGCCCGTCCCTGCCGGATCGACCTTGTAGTTGTCCGTGTCCGCGTCGTACACGATCCCCACCTCGCTGTTGAGGTGGTCGGCGATCACCGGATCGGTGTCCGAGCTGAACACGATCACCGCTCCCGTCGAGATGAGACGGATCGGGATCATGCCGTGGGGCGTGAGCAGCTTCGCCTTGCTGGAATCGACCTCGCTCAGGCCGATGACGTTGATCGCCGGCGACGCTGCGCGAGCCACCGTCTCGGCTCCCTCCGCGGCGATGACGAGGTGACCGTAGTGCAGCTCCGTCGCGCCGTCGGCCGGCGGGAGGAAGTGCTCGTTGCGGCTGTGCTGACCCTCACCGTAGGTGATGAAGGCGGGAAACTCGGACGGCATCGGTTGTTACCTCCCCTCTTCGTTGACGAGGAGCCGCTCGGCACTCACCTTGATGCCGTGCTGGTCCCTCAGTTGACGGGCTACCGCTTCCGCGATGTTCTCCATCTCGGTGCGGTGCGCTGTGAGCCGGGCTGCGTGCGTCCTGCGGTTGTGTGCGACCATCTGGTCGAACTTCTCCCGCGAGATGCCGAACAGCGCCAGCTCGTCTCCCATTGCCCTTCCACCCTCCTCAGCGGTCAGCCGGCGGTAGCCCTTCATCATCTGAACGGCAGCGCGCTGAGGGTCCTTGATGTTCACCCACCGCAGCTTGAGGTCCGGATGCTTCGCCTCGACGGCGCTGGCATCCAGCATCTGCTGCTTGGGGGCGAGCGGGATGGCACCACTACCACCCGTCGTACGCTCCAGCTGTTGGAGCTCCTTCATGATGTCTTCCGTCGTCTTCTTCGGAGCCTCGGGCGTGGCCGGAGGCGTCGGGGCCTGTGTCTCGGTGTCGGTCATCTTCAGCGCGTGTTGAGGGAGCGAGCGTACTCCTCGCGGTTCTTGAAGATCCCCGCGTCGATGAACTCATCGGCGATCTTCTTCTGCACGTCGTCCAGCTCCATCGGGTGAGCACCGTTGGTGCCACCGCTCACCGTGGCGCTGCTCGACGAGCGTCCGGTGAACGTCGCTCCGGAGTTGGCCTCCTGGTTCCGACGCGCCTCCTCAGCAGCGTTCGGCTTCGACGTGACTCTCTCGATGTACTTCTGGATGTTACCGTCTCGGCCACGAACGTAGGACACCACGTCGTCCCACGCCTGCTGGCTGTTCAGCGACGACTTGTCCGGGAGCGAGTCGACGAACTTCTTGATGTCGTCGCCGAACAGCTCGAACTCGACCCCGTACTTCTGGCGCGCCTGGTGCTCCGCCGCACCCAGCGTGCCGGCCTGAAGTCCCTGCAGACGACGCTCGATGTGATTCTCTGCGTCCTCGCGAGCGTACTGCGTGATCAGCTCGATCGCGCCCATCGCATCTTCCTGCATCATCGCCTGCAGCTCCTCACGCGTCTTGCGCGCCGGAGCGGCAGGAGCAGGCGCCGGCTGAGCAGCCTCGCGACGGCTGTTGACTCGCGCATCCTCGCTGATCTGGAGAGCGCGCTTGTTCGCCTCCAGCTCCGCGACGATCTCGCTCATCGACTTCCCGCGGTACGGCTCCGGCAGCGAGTCGTCCGGCTTCGGAGCCGCCGCTGCCGCAGCAGCTGCCGCCGTCTCCTCCGGTGTGGGCTGAGCGAACTCCCGTTCCATCTCCTCGAGCGTGACGTCTGCCATTGGGATTACTCTCCAGTTGGTTTCCGGAGCCGATTCAGCAGCTCCTGTGGACCCTTGAGGACCTTACGATAGGCCCTCACCTCTCCCTGCGCCTGACGCAGTTTACGCAGGGACTCCGACTCCTCCAAGGAGCGCTGGGAAACCTCCAGCTGCCCCTGCAGGTACTCCTTCAGGACCCGAAAACCCTCCGAGTCCACCAACTCCAAGAGCGCCATTTCCAGGTGCTCCCTGTCCATCTGATCCTTCGGGAGTCGCATTCAAGAACCTCTGTAGATCAGGGAGATACTCCTCAGCGTTTCGAATCTCGTACTTCTCGAGCAGGTCGCCGAACATCTGACGAGCCGCTCGCATGACCTCCCCAGCCATATCTGCCGTCGTCTGATCACCCTGCGCTCGAGCCGCAGCCGCCATCTGGCCCAGCTGCATCACCTTCTCGAGGTACTGCATCATCACCTGGATGATCGCCAGCTGCGCCTGCTGCTGGATCGTCTTGTTGTTCGCCGCGTCGGTTGCTGACAGCGTGATCGCCAGCGCACCGTCGACGTTCATCTCGTCGACTTCGCTGAAGAACTCCTGCAGCAGCTTCGCGTCATCCTCGTCCAGAACGATGTCATCCAGATTGTCGAGACCGTACTGAATCCAGATGTACATGCAGTTCGTGATCACCTCGCTCAGTCCGAGTCGGAAGTTCTCGAGGACTTCCTCCACGCGGCTCTTGCCCTCCTGAATGAGAGCCATAGTCGACGTGGCAGTCGCTCGAGACCCAACAATAGGACTCTCGCGGCCCGTGAGGTAATCAGAAACACCTGTACGCTTCTCGGCGAGTCCGAAGATGTTCTGTCGTTCCTGGAGGGTGGAGTTGTAGGTGTCACTGACGCTGAAGGGGATGAAATCTTCCTTCGGGTTGTCCACGAAGAAGACCTTGCCCGTATAGAGCTTCGGTACCTCCTCGATCCCCGACTCCGTCTTGGCGATGAACATTCTGATGTTCGCCAAGTATGCATTGTCCGTGGCGATCTGATGCCACTTCGTCTGCATCTCCTGGAACGCGATGGACATCTCAGCGATCCCCAGCCCGTACAGCGATCCGTTGACCACGCTGTACGGAATTACGGTGTACGGCTTCCTCTGGTGGAAGTACCAGTTGTACCGTAGCTGGAGAATTTCGTGCGTATCTCGATGGTAGGTAATGACCAGCTTCTCGGGAATGCCATCTCCATCGAGATCGTAGTCACACCAAATCTCGTAGAGCTCGATTTGATCGGGCTCACGGTTCTGATCTGAATGGTTAGCCGACTCTTCACGAGCCAGCTCCAGAATGTTCTTGTCGCCATACTTCGCCGTGTCCTTCACTGCGTCCACGTTCCCCAGCTTCTCCGACTTCTCGGCCATCTTCAGCTGACCGAAGCTCGGACGCTGTCTCTCTGCCACGAACGGGCAGTGCTGCAGGTTCTGATACCCTGCAGGGAACAGGAAGTCCTTGATGGACACAGGGAACGCGCGTGGTCCCTTGAAGCGCGTAACTTCCTTGTCGATCACGTTCCACTTCTTGTCGTACGTCTTGATCGTGAAGTTCTCGACGTCGTAGACGGTCTTCAGGATCATCGTGCCGTGCTTCGTCAGCTCCAGCAGCTGCGGCGAGCACACCTTCCGAAGTTCCAGCTTGTGACGCTGATAGTACTCGATCCAGCGCTCGAGCACCGGGGCATACTTCAGCCACCGACGCTTCAGTGCCTTGATCGACATCACTGGCGAGTTCTTGAAGATACCGGTGTCGAGCCTGGCGTGGATCGGATCCACTGCCATCGCGATCACAGGTACCACATCGTTGCTCGCACCTACGAACGGGTGGATCTTCGCCGCCTGCGGCAGCGCACGGTACGCTACTTCCTCACGCGCCCACTGATCCAGTTTCGATCCGTGGGCCATGATGAGCGTCTCGAGCCACTCGTCAATCCACGCAATGAGCTTATCCTTCTGCTCTTTACTCGTGGGGAGAATGGCCTTCGGGAAGGGCGTTTCCGGGATCTGGTCATTGTCTGGAGTCAGCTCGGTGATCGCAACGCTGGTTGGCTGCGACACTCGCGGCTCCATGTCGAACACGATCTCGTCGTCAGCCATCAGTGATTCCTCGCGTGAGCCTTATCGTGACAGCGGTCACAAACCAGTACTCCATTCCTACGGGACACGAGCTTAGTAGGATCAGCCCACACAGTCACCTTATGGTGCACTTGTGTCCCCGCCGCGCCACACTCACACTTTCCCTTGCAGCGCTTCCTCACCGCAACCAAGAATCTTCGGTACTCCAGCGTCTTGTACGCTGCCTTCCTCAGTGCCCACCACCGCTCCATGTCATCTGAGCCAGATTCCCTGAACTCCACCAGCTCCCGAATGATTCGCTTGATGTTCAGATCACGCTCAGGTATCCCCAGTACTGGATGGATCGTAGTCATCGCATCGGCAGAGAGTGTCCAACGGGGCTCACCGAAGTGTGAAGCCGCTGTTGCGGTACTGACCCGTAGTGTCCATCTCTGGACATTGGGTGCAAAGCCACGAGGCTACTTGCCAGTCTGGCCGCCAAACAGTAATTCAAGGTTCGTTGGCGACACACTCCGCTGCCTCTTGCGACGTTGTAGCTGTCCATTCTCGCCGTATCTACGCTTGCGGTACATCTCACGCTGATAGCAGTTGTAGCACAACCCCTTCGCATGAACCGCATCTTTGCACCCATTCGAGCAGCGATCTATCGAACTATCTGCTCGTCGGTGCGCCTTCAAACATGCGTGGCATCGAGAATGCGATCCATGTCGCTTCTTTCCACACAAACACTTAACTCGCTCATTCCTTGCCTTCGTCAGGCACGATTGGCAGCGAACCCCACCATTTCTATGCACCCTACCACAGTAGCATGTCCGTTCAGGGTATATATAACCCTTCTTGTGATTCTTCCGCAGACAGCGGCGGCAGTGGGTATAGCGGCCACCGACTCTCCCACTCGGACATGTCGGACACTTCCTTGGAAACCGCCTCAGCCACGACTCGTAGCATGACTGGCACTTCCCTCTTGCATATCCTGGCCGCCCGCAGCGACAGGGCTTCTGTGTAACCTCTCGAGCCTTGATCTTGCATCGGCTACACTTCGAGTGGTTTCGCTGTCGCTTTCGTCC